TGTACGATGAACTGATCCACCACGAGTACCTGTCCGGCCGCGGGCGCCGGCAAGATGCTGACCGCCGCTCCGAACATGGCCATGATCTGCGCCGCCGTAAGCGTCACCACGGTTTTCTGAATCAGCGACGGGTCGGTGTCCGCCGCCTGCACCGGACCGAAGCCGAGCGGATTGAGCCGCACGCGAACGGTCGCATCGCCAGTCAGGCCGCCCGGCGCATTCACACCGCTCGCCTGGCTGAGCACCGCGTAGCCGATCTCCTTGTTAGAGACTCCGGCCGCCGTCAACGGGCTGGACGTGGCCTGCAGGGCGGTGTTGTTCCAGAAGACCTTGTCTCCGGGGTTGAACGTGCTCGTGTCCTTCGCCAGATCGAACACGCCCTCGACTACCAACTCGCTCGAGTCGCCTATGTTCTGGCTGTTGACCGTCACGCCGAAGATGTTGCCGACCTGGCAACCGCCGCCGCTGAGCAGTGCATAGGGCGCGACCACCGTGAGGGTTTGACCTTTTTGAACGTAATTCTGCATCGGTTTTCTCCTGTTCCGTACGCCCGCCCTACTGGCCGGCGTTCTTCTGAAGCCCGCGATAGTCGAGAGCCGCCGCGCCGAAATCCATGCGCGCCTTGATCTCGACGCCATCCACCTCGAAACCCTGCTTGGTCTCGATGTACACGCCCTGCTGCCCTTCCAGATAGCAGTACTCCACGGTGTCGATCTGCGCCGGGTCCGCGATCAGATACCAGCCGGTGGTCCCATTGGTGGCTGCATCGAGACGAGGCTCGACCACCGGGATCAGGCTGCGAACCCACTCCGGCACGACCTTCGTCGCATCCGCCGAAGCGATGTTGATGGGGTACACGAGCTGGAGCATGTAAGTCTCCAGCGCCGTCGGCACGGCAATGAACCGCGGAATGAGATTCAGCGGAGTGCCCTGCGGTCCCTTCTGCAGCCGCATCGCGCCGCGTCCCTTGCCCAGCGCGGTGAGCGGAGCGGAGTTGGCAACGGTGGAATCGATGGCGCTGGCCACGCCGGTCAGCAGGTTGGCGTGATTGGCGTGGAACAGCGCGGTGGAGTTCTTGTCGCCCGCGTAGACCGCCGCCGGATTCGACGTGATGATGCCCCAGACGGTGTTCGATTCGAGCTGCGCGGCCGCCACGCCGAGCAACGCCGGAACCCGGGTGAACGCCTGAAGGTCGTCGTTGATGATGACCTTGCGGGTCAGTGCCACGATCTCGCCGTAGGTGCCGAGCGCGTAGTTGATGTTGTTGTCAGTGAGGTTGGCGCGGTGGTACTCGCCCTTCTCATTCAGCGCCTGCAAGACGGGCGCATCCGCGAGCATCACACGGTTGATGGGTTTGAAGTCCTGCGCCGTCACCTGCCGGCAGAACGGCTGGAAGGTGCGCGGATACGCCTCGTAACCCTGGCGCAGCGTCTTGTTGGCGACGTTGGCCAGGATCGCCGGGAAGTCCGCGGTGGACTCGGCGCCGCCCGCGAAGAACTCCCGTCCCCGCGAGGATCCCTGTAGCGCCATCTCCGCAATCCGCGTCACGTCCATGCCGCGCGGATTGGTGCCGCGCAGTTCCAGTGCCTCCTTCGCCATGTCAATGAGCTTGAAATTGCGGTACTCGCGGGCCATCTCGACGGCGCGGCCCTGCTGCTCGGGACCGTAGCCATCGAGATACTCCCCGGTTTCGTTGCCGTTGTGATCCCGGCGCCGCGCCAGGAAGAACCGCCCATCTGCGCGCAGCAGCAGCGCCATCTGCATGCAGGCAAGGCGCTGTTCCATGCCGTCGCGGGTCACCGAAGTGCCGCCCTCCCCGCGAATCGGAAATGCAGGGCCGTCTGCGCCAGCGCGCGGCGGGACTCCCTGTTGGCCCTTGGTCGCGAGATGGGCAAATAGTTCCTTCCGTGCCTGATCGACGGGCACGCCCTTGGCGATAAACTCGCTGATGACGGACTCGTCGATTCCGTATTTGGTTGCGGTCGCGCCCAGAGTTTGGATTTCGCTGACGCGCTCCCGTTCGGCCTGGACCGCCTCTTCCCGCGCGGTGGCCAGTGCCTGTTCGTTCACAGTACGGGCATCCGCGCCCGTGTCCTGCGTGGTCGTCTGTTCCATTGCAGGTTTCTCCTTTTGTGGGCTGATTGCCCGTACTGAATCGTTCGGTTGTGCGCTCAGAAAGCACGTGTTGAAATCGGCCGGCACCGTGCACGGCGAAATCTCGAAGGGCTCCCAGTCGGTGGCCTTGAACATGCCAATTTCCTTGTCGTTCAGGTAGGGCGGTTTGCCCTCCGGCATCCCCTCGGTCTGCGCGTCCACCTTTTCGCGTTTGTACACGAAGGTTCCGAAACTGAGGTTCTGCAGGATGCCGGTGCTGGCTTTGCGGAACATCTCGGCGCCATCCGGATCGCCCAGATCGAATTGCAGCGTCGCCATTCCCTTATCGCCGTTGGGCCAGGCGCGGCGCACAACGCCCAGCTGGGCCCGCGTGCCGACCTTGCCCGCCATGAGGGACTTGAAATCGTCGCCGGTGAAGTGCGTATCGAACACCGGCGCGCCGTTGTTCAGACGGTCGAAGCGGCACCCCTGCATGTCGAGCTGGAGCATGTAGGGTTCGCCGGTCGCGCGGTCAACCCTCGGAACGGCGGCGCCGCTATACCAGACCACATCGATGGTCCCGTCCTTGGCGTTAGCCGTGCTCGGCAGCACCTGCGCGTCGGCGGAGAAAACTTCGGCGTCAACCTGCGCGGACGGCGGCGCGCCGGTACCTGCAGGGGATATTTCGGTTCGTAGAAGCGGCATCGTGCCTCCTAATCCTTCACCGCGCTGACAGCGATGTAGTCGTTTTCACCCAGCTTCTTCAACTGGTAGAGTTGCTTCTGCAGCCATGCGACGTGGCCCTTGAATTTGTCGTCGCCCTCGCGATGCCACTTCACCAGGTGCTGGTAGAAATGGAAGTTCGACATGTCACCGGCGTCGTAGCACTGTTTGCAGAGATCGGTGAACCGCGCGATGGCAGCCTGCTCGACGGCAAAAGCATCGTTCAGAATCTCGGTGACGCTGTCGTGGGTCGCGGCGGGTTTCAGCTCAATCGTGGGCGCGCCTTCGAGGAACAGCACGCGGCTCACCAGGCACTTCATGTGGTCGTCGCACTGCTCCTTCATCTGCTTGAGGCCAGCGGCCAGATCCAGGCCGAGGCGCTTCACGTCCCGCTGATCCAGAAGATACTGAAGCATCATGGAGCCTTCCATGTTGGCGGCCTCCTGAAGCCCAGCGATTACCTGTGGGTTCCCTTTCATAAACGTCCTTCCTTGTGGTTGAGTCTTTAGCCGCGGTAAAGCCGTGGGGCCGATTCGAAACCGCTGCCGGCGCGCGACATGCCGGCGACGAGTAGATCCTTGACCATGCCCAGGTCCTCTTCCGAGAGCGCCGTGAAGCCCTGGCCCTTCGGCTTGGTGGGCTCCGCTTTGCTGCTCGGGGTTCGCTCCTCCGTCGCCGCCGGCTGTTCCTGGCCGCGGAGCGTGGTGTTGCGCGGGTCCGAATCCAGGATGATTTCGAATTTGTCCACCAGCTTGTTGAACAGTGCGATCTGCGCAAGCTGAGTGGGCGGGTCGTAACCGTTCTCCAGCACGGCCTCGAACCATGTCTTCCGGCCCATGCGGACGTCCTTCAATACGCCCTCCGCGTCCTTCACCGGATCGACCGATTCGAAACGCGGAGCGGTCCATTGCACGCTGCGCAATGCGATCGTCGGGTCGTTGGCTGCGGACTTCGGAATCTTGCCCTGCAGAATCAGGGTGTCGATGAAGCGCCGCCACACGGGCATCGCGAACAGCGGGATCAGGGTGAGCCAACGGAAAGCCTCCACCGTGTTTCGGAAGCCGAGCATCCCGCCGCGCCAAGAGGAGTAATTCACCTGCGACATGTCGCCGGTGCCGAGCTCGTAGGGCAGGCCGATACCGGCCATGATCCCCTGCAACTCGGTCATCTTGTATTCGCGGTAGCCGCCCGCCGCCGGCGGGTTGTTGAACTTGATGTCCTGGCCGGGCTTCAGATACTCAACCATCCCCGGCTGGAAGCTCTCGACCGGGAGCCCGCTCGATGGATCGGTTCCCGCGATGCCGAGTGGATCGCCATCGACGCCCTCCGGTTGCTGAACGAACGCCGTCACACAGGCTTCCACCTTCTTGCGGACCCGCTCCGCGTCGCAGTAGTCGTCGAGATCGCGGAGCGCCATCATCACAGGCGCCAGCCACGGCACGCCGCGAACCTGGCCAGGCCGGAGCACGCGGTAAACGTGCATGATCTGGTCGGCCGGTACCGGCTGGCTCACAATGCCGCCGCGCGGGTTGAGAATCAGCACGCCACCAGGGTGGTAACTGAACAGCCAGTACGCGACGCGGCGTCCCATCTCGTCGAACTGCACGCCCTCCATCACATGGCCGTTGACCAGCCCCATCGTGCGGGCCTGATCGAGGAAATCGGCTTCGAGCATTTGAAGCTGAAGCGGAATACGCAGACCGGCGTCCGCGGGTCGTGGCCGGAAACGGACAATCGCTTCTCCCGATTCCGCCATGGTGCGGACGGTCAGCGTCTGCATGCCATAGAAATCGAGGCGCTGCGGCGTGTCACAGCCGTCGGCGAAGAATGGCCACTCGGCATCGATGATCTTATCGATGCCCGTGTTGCCGGTCTTCGCTTTCGGTACGATTCCAGTCCCAACCACATTCCCAGCCAGTTCCTCAACCGCGCGCGCCGCATACGGATTGTTGCGGATGAGATCGCGGCTGCGGTTGCGGAGCCAGATGAGCGAGCCCATCAGCTCGACGTTGGCGTCGGTCGAGGCGGCGTACCAGCCGTGTGCGCGGCGGCCGGCGGTGGCGCCTTCGTACCGGAACCGCTGCGCGTGCCGCTCCAGGTAGCCCGTGGTCAATTCGAGCGCCACGCGACTGCGCACACGCTGCAACGCAACGCGCGGCGCCACGATGCTGATGGCCTTGTCGAGAAGATTCATGTCTTACCAGCGGTCGTCGAGCGTTGGGCCCGTGGGACCATCGCCGCGTTGGTGCTGCGCGAACCGGACGCGGCTCCCGGTCTGCCCGCTGGCTTGCCGGATGTCTTCTTCAATCTCAGCCTTCGCCTTACGGAGATCGTCCACCGAGCGATACGTTACCTCGCGCCCATCTGGGAATCGCACTTTCAGCGTGGGATTCCCGAGCGCCTGGTTGACGGCATCCAGGTTCGATTGCAACTGCTGAACGGTCAGGGCCATATCAATTTCGTCCGAACCAATTCCGGCGCGGTATCCATGGGTCGTCGCCGCGCTCGACGGGAGGTGCGGCGGGCCGCTCGGTGTTGGCCGGCTTCATCACGGCCGGAGTAGTCGGCGACGTCTCCCCCCGCCGCGCCTGCACCATCCGCGCGAAGCGGTCACAATGAACCGGCAGTTTCAAGCCGCTTGCGTACAGCGCGTGCAGGGCCGCATACGCGAGGACCCGGGCGTCCAAGCCTTCGTTGCGGGCGTTAGCCGGCTTCCTCCATTCCTGTTTCGGAAACCCGTTGTGATACCGGGTGAACTTTCTCTCGGCGGTCAGCTGCTCGAAGTACTCGAGATCCCGCCCGATCGGGAAGTGACAATAGCCCGGCCCCACGTCCCTGAGCTTCAGCCGGTCGTAGATCGCCGTTTTCGCCGCATCCACACCGATCATGAAAAACGGCGTCTGGTTCTTCCGGCTCGGCTTGCGCGGCCAGATCGGCGACTCCCCCGCGCGCCCCTTGGTGGCGTAGACACGCCGGTTGTAGCGGTCGCGCGTGAAATGCAGCACGGTGGCATCCTTGAACCCGCAGTCGATGCACGTCGCGACGATTCGCATCGGCAGGTCCGACGCGTGCAGGTACTCGGAGAGCAGCAGGCATTCCAGGTGCTCCCACACTTCGTTGCGAGTAACATCCCCTGGGATTACGTGATAGGCAATCGACCAGGATTCTTCATCGCGCCCCCACCCGGCGATTTCCATCTCCAGCCGATCGGCCTGCACGTCGACGCCAGCCGTAATCAGCGCGACTCCTTCGGGCGCCTCGGCTTCGAACGGCTCGCAGCGGTTCCACAACCCATGGGCATCCGTCGCCACCTCGTGGGTCTCCTCCCACAATTCGGCGAGCACCGTGTTCAGAAATGCTTTGAGCGTCTCGGGCGACTTCTTCGCCGCCAGGAACTCCACCGCGATCTCTCCCCAGGATTTCTTTGGCGAAATCAACTGCGAGACTCGAAATCCTGGAATCGGCGAGGACGGGTTCGCCGCGCGGTACTCGCCGCGCTCCACCATTTCAGCCTTGAGGCGGTGAGGAATTAGCTCGCGGCACTCGGCGCAACGATACGCAGCGTCTTCGGGCTTCCCTTCCGGCCACACCACGCCCGGCCCCGTACCATCGCCGAACGTGAGCACCTGGAAGCACCCGCACTGCGGGCAGGGCACGAAGTAATCGCGCTGGTCGCTTTCCCGCCACGCCAGCTCAATGCGGCTGACGCCCTTGATCGTCGGCGTGGACGCCATGACGATCTTCTTGTTGTGGGCGAACTCCGCGGTGCGTTGGATCGCCAGCGACACTGGGTCGCCCTCCGTGCCCGCGCTCGCCGGGTAACGGTCCACTTCATCCAGCAGCGCATAGCGGATCGGCCGCATGGCCAAGCCCGATGGCGAGATCGCACCGGTCAGCGTGATTTGCCCTGCGCCGTTTGCCAGAACCTTGTGCAGCGTCGTGTTGCTCGAATCGCGCGACTTGACGGGCGCGATCTTCCCACGGAGCGCCGGCGTCGCGCGAAACATGGGCGCCACGCGGTCCTTCGAGAGCGCCTTGGCATCCTCGGTGCGGGGCTCCACCACCAGCACCGGGCCCGGATCCACGTCGGCGATGAAGCCGATGAAGTTGAGCAGCACCTCCGTCTTGAGGATCTGAGCTCCCGACAGCACCACGACCTGGCGGCAGGGATGGCTGGGGCTTAGCACGTCCATCGGCTCGCGCTGGTAGGGCCGCGTGCGCCACTGGCCCCGCTCGGCCGCCGCACCGCCGGTCAGCACGCGGTTCTCATCCGCCCACTGCGAAACGGTAATGTCGCGCGGCGGCAGCATGGCCGCGGCTCCGACTTCGTGTATGGAGAACGGATGCATGTTAGAGACCCGCGTCCGCGATGGCCTTGCTCACCTTGCGCAGCACGGCCTCATCGTCGTTCTTCAGTAGCCGATGGATGGCTTTCTCGTCGTTGACTGCGGCCAGCATGGGCGCCAACCGGTCGGCACGCGCCTGGAGGTGATCTTTGACGATGGCAGAAAAACTCGCGGCGTACTCCGAGGCGCGCACCGCCTGGATCAGCTTGCCGGCACGCTCCTCGTATTCCAACTGCGCCGTCCGCGCTTCGAAACTCGTTTTGACCGCTCGGGCACGCAGGTATTGAGCAACCGGATCGCCCGTTGCTGTCGGCGGTTCGGGCATCGGGGAAACCCGTTCCTTCGGTGCTGCGGCCGCCGTTCGATTAACCGTCTGGCCGGCGAAGGTGTTCTTGGCCCATTCCTGGTTGGCGCGCTCCGGGTCGATGCTGCCGTCCGGCAGCGTCGTGATGCGCTTGCTGGCGATGGCCTTCTGAACGGCGGGCAGACTGCAGCCGCGCATCCGCGCGTATGCCCGAAGCGAAATGCCCATCATCGCCATACGTTCGCCCAGTGAATCTTTCTTTTGAAGAATCGAACTTCAGAGTTGCTATTCGCCGCGACTGAAGTGATGTATGTGTTCGATGCCACGCACCACCAAGACCACCAAACAGACCGCCGCCGCCTGCTACGCCGAGCGCCACGCCGAGTGCCAGGACCTCCTGAAGCGCATCGCCAGCCGCCTGGAGCAACACCAAAAGGACCAGACTCAGGAACCCGCCAACTGGGGGTACGCTGGCGACCTCGGCCGCGTCACAGAGGAACTGGCCTACGTCCTCGCCAGCCTGGGCGACCGCAGCGCGGTGGACCAGAAAAGACTGGAGTACTGAACATGCAGAAACACAACGTACAAATCGGCACGATCTACATCGTGAAGGTCAGCGGCACGCTGGCCAAGGTTCGCATCACCCGCGAACACCCGCGCGGCGGATGGTACGGCACCAACCTCGCCACCGGCCGCGAGATCCGCATCCGCACAGCCGCCCGCCTCCGCTCGGAGGTGAAGCCGGTTGGAGGAGGGTGCCCCAAGCAAATCCGCAACCCGCGATTGCCGGATTTCAGCGCCGACGAACTGCGCCGCGTTGTGGAACGCGCCAAGGCCGAGATCCTCGCTGACGTCGCCGCCAGAACCGTCCCGAGCACTTGCGCCTCCTTCAGCGAACTGCACGACTACACGGACGCCAACGGCTACGGCGGGGCGTTTGAGCGTCCCTTCGACAACGAAGAGACGGACTTCTGGAACGCCGTCCAGGATGCCGTTGACCAGTGGATCAAGCAGGGAGGCTTGCAACGCCTCACTGAAGAAGAGGCGCGCCGCATCGCCGACGAGATCGAATTCTGAAACAGGAGACCACTATGACGACTTTCACCATTGACACCGACAACAACATCACTGCCTTCGCCGCCGCCGAGCAGATTTCAGAAGGCCAAGATCGTTTCGCCACCGAAAAGGAGTTCGCCAAGCTCTCCGCCGACTGGCCCATCACGCAATTCGTCGAAGTGTGGAACGCCTTCGCCGGCGCGCCGCCCTTCGGAGAGTTGAAGCCGGTCAAGAAGTTCACCGACCGCAAGACGGCGGTCGCGCGCATCTGGAAGGCCATCCAAGCCCTGACGCCCACCCCCGCGCCACAGGCGGCCCCGGTTGCGCCGAAGAAGGCGAAGGCAACCAAGGCTGCCACCGCCAAGGACGCCACGGCCACGGCGCGCGACGGCAGCAAGAAGGCCATCGTCCTCGACATGCTGAAACGCCCGGACGGCGCCACGCTCGCCGACATCATGTCCGCCACCGACTGGCAGGCTCATAGCGTCCGCGGCTTCATCTCCGGCAGCCTCGGAAAGAAGATGGGCCTCACCGTCGAGTCCTTCAAGCGCACCGATGGAGTGCGCGCTTACAAGGTTGCCCAGTAACAGCACTGCACTGAAACGCGCCGCCAGCTTCATTCGCTGGCGGCGTTTCTGTTCCGGATCGCCTGCATAAGTGTGTCGAGCCGGACGTGCATGTTTTCTTCGCGTAGATGGCATTCTCCCGAGCGGACATACGTTCCGTTAATCCGGGTCGTGATCCGGTTCTCCAACTCCGCCAGATCCTTCCGAACCTCCGCCAGGAGCGCGCGGTTCTGCAATCCGACGAATGCCCCGATCAGGCCAGAGACCAGCCCGATTGCCGGCACCAGAATCTCCAAAAAGTGTTCGTTCACGTCTGCCCTCCAGGATGCGCAACTCTTCTGACCAGTCCGCCAACGCCAGACACAGGCCGACGACGTCCGGGTGACCGCCGCGCAACAACGCTTCGACGGCGGCGATTTCAGCGCGGCACCGCGCCATCTCACGTTGTAGATCTGTCGCCGCGGCTGCTACTTCACCGTTGCCGGCGGCGGCTTCGGCGGGCATTTGTGGCCCGTCTTCGCGAGGCATCCGATCTGGTGACCCACCTTCTTTACGCCATGCACGGTCTTCTGTGCTCCGATTACCACCAGAGCAACCGCCATCGCGGCCACTATGATTCCAGGGGTTGGCATCGATCCTCCTCGTTTGATTCGTGCGTGTCCGCAAACGCGCGACCGTTCTCTGCGTGCTGTGCCTGCTTCCCGGTGAACTCCTGCCACCTGGTGACGATCACATCGCAGTACTTCGGGTCCAACTCAATGACGCGCGCCTGGCGGCCGGACTTCTCGCACGCGATCAGCGTGGTGCCAGAGCCGCCGAACGGATCGAGCACGGTGTCGCGGCCCTTGCTGCTGTTCCTGATGGCGCGCTCCACCAGTTCCACAGGCTTCATTGTCGGGTGCAGATCGTTCACCGAAGGCTTCTTGATGAACCACACGTCGCCCTGATCGCGGGCGCCGCACCAGAAATGATCCGTGCCTTCCTTCCATCCATAGAGGATCGGCTCATACTGGCGCTGGTAGTCGGAACGCCCCATCGTGAAAGTGTTCTTCGCCCACACGATGAACGTGGACCAGTGTCCCCCCGCCTCGCGGAACACCCGCTGCAGCGTGTGGATCTCCGACGACGACATGCAGATATAGATAGCGCCCTTGGTCACCGCCAACAGGTTCGTGCAGGAGTCGCGCAGGAACTGCTCGAAGCCATCGCCCAGATTGTCGTTGGCGATCTTGCGATTCTTCTTGCGGAGCTTGTCCTTCATCGCCGCGCCGTAGTTCACGTTGTACGGCGGATCGGTAAACACCATGTCGGCAAGGCCACCGGCAAGCACCTTCTCCACGGATTCCAACTGCGTGCTGTCGCCGCAAAGCAGGCGGTGCTCGCCCAGAATCCACACATCGCCGGGGACCGTGACCGCAGTCTCCGGCGTCTCCGGGACCGCATCGTCGTCGGTGTTCCCGGCGCGAGCCTCTTCCGGCTCCTGGAGCAGTGCTTCAATTTCCTCATCGCTGAAGCCTACGATATCCAGATTGAAGCCATCCACCTGGAGCGACTCCAATTCGACCCGCAGCATCTCCTCGTCCCAGCCGGCATTCATCGCCAGACGATTGTCTGCGATGATCAGCGCGCGGCGCTGTGTTTCGGAGAGGTGGTCGAGGACGATGACCGGGACTTCGGTCATCCCGAGTTTCCGGGCGGCAAGCAGGCGGGCGTGACCCGCGATGATCACTCCGTCCGCGCCAACCAGGATTGGATTTGTCCACCCGAACTCGACGATGCTGGCGGCGACCTGAGCGACCTGCTCCTCCGAATGCGTCCTCGCATTGCGGATGTATGGAATCAGGCGGTCGACCTGCCAGCGCTCCACGAGAAGATCGCGCAAGACACGCTCGGGTGTCACGGAACTTTGGTGACTCGTGGTCGTATCTTGCGCGGTCTTCATCTTGATGGGGAGTTACGCCTTGGCGAGGTGGGCGCCGAGAGCCGACGCCACGGCCTGCTGGTGAGTCGCTGGAGTCTGGCTGGCGGTGAAAGCGGCCTCGATCGCCTGAACGAGCGCCACCACCTCCTGCGTCAACTGAATGCCGGAGGGAGCCACGCTGAGAATCGTCTGAATGATTTGCAAAAAGTTCATCGTCTTGTCCTTTCTGGTCCACACGAGAAGGCCCTTGGAGGCGGCCTCGGAGCCGAAGCGTCCGCAACCGCCCCCGGTAGGGATCTCCCGTATGGGGAGATCTACGCTGTCTTGGGCTCCGTCTGGGAAGGGGTCGAGGCACCGCCCGAAGCGGTTACCACGACGGGCACCAGGGCCGCGATCGTCTGCGAGATGGCGGCGGCCAAAGCGCTCGCGATCACCGGCGTCAGCGAGGTGAACAGGTTCGCGACGTTGGCGGTGACGGCCTCGGCGCTTACCGCTTCGCCAGCTCCGGCGGCGGCAACGGCGCCCTTGGTGGTTTCGCTGGCCGCCGTGCCGGCGGGCGATACCGTCTGCTGGCCCTCGGTCGTGCCAACCTGGCCGGACAACACGATGCCGGCATTGATGGCGTGATCGATGGTCGCGGCGTTCTGCGCGCGCCGGCTGGCGGTCTGTGCCAGATCCAGCGATACCGCTTCCCAGGCGCGCTGCCGCGCCAGGGTTTCGCGCCGGTTGTCCAGCTCTTCGTCGAAGAGCAGCTTGATGTTTTCGGCGCCGCCCAGCAAGCTCGGCTGGTGGGTGACGCTCGGGGAGAGATTGGGATTGGTTTCGGCCATACGGGAAAAGTCCTTTCGGTTGGAGTTGCGTTTGGGTTATGCAGCCCGGATCGCCGGGCCGCTGTTTTGGGTGCTGCAAACTTGTTGAGAACGGTTCAGGCCATGTCGGCGGGCACTCCGCGCGACTCTGCGACCGCAGCGAATGTTTCTTTCGTTGCCGCGAGCATCGCCGTATCACCGGTCAGGTTCATGATCCGGCGCAGGATCACGTCGCAGTAGGCGGGGCTGATTTCACAGCCATAGCCAACGCGTTCCAACATCGCCGCCGCGGCCATCGTGGTTCCCGATCCCATGAACGGATCGAACACCAGATCGCCGGCATCGCTGAACGCCAACAGGAAGAACTCCACGAGCGGGCGTGGGAACGGAGCGGAATGCGATCCCTGACCGGACTCCGTGCGGACCTCGATCACGTTGGAAGGCCGCGCGACACCCGCGTGGCGCCCCTCCGAATCGTCGGACAGGCTGCTCCGGCTCCGTTGCCACGCGCTCTGGTTCTTCCCGCCATCGGCAGCTGCGCCGCGCGGCCCCGTGCCCAGCAAGCCGCTGCCGGAAGTCGATTTCGGGTTGTTCGGGTTGTAGTCGAAGCAATCCTCCGACTCGTGCCCGACCGCTTTGGGCCGGAACTTGATCTGCTGCTGTCGGCAGAAATGGTAGATGGGCTCGAACGCGTTCTTGAATCGATTTCCCCAACCGCCCGGCACGCCGTTGTCAGTCTTGCGCCAACAGAATTCGTCGACGAAGCGCCAGCCCCACTGCCGCCGATGCGCAAGCACCAGATCCATCACGTACAAATTCCGCTCGCCCTCGTCGGCGTGCGCCTTGATATTCAGGAAGTAGGAACCGTCCGGCACCAGCACCGCTTCGACCCCGCTGGCCACCGCGCGGAACCACTCCACATATTCTTCGGGCGGCACAGGCTTGAAGCCGCTGGATGGGTCATACTCGCGCTGCGTAGCGTACGGCGGCGAGGTAATCACCACGTTTGCCTTCTGCCCGTCGAACAGTCGCGCGCGCGTCCCGTGATCGCGGCAGTCCCCGCAGATCAACCGGTGCTTTCCAATCAACCAGACGTCTCCGGCCCGCGTGACCGGGTCCGCCGGTGCTTCAGGGATCTCCTCTTCAGTCGCAGCAGCCTCTGCCGCAGGTTCGGTATCGGCCAGGAGCTTGGCCAGTTCCTCCTCGGAGAAACCCAGCAGATCGAGCCGCCAATCGGCGGATTGAAGTTCCCCGAGTTCCGCCGCCAGCGTATCTTCGTCCCACCCGGCGTTCTCACTGATCCGGTTGTCCGCTAGGATGTACGCACGCTTCTGCGTCTCGCTGAGGTGATCCAGCACGACCACCGGCACGTGCTCCAGCCGCAATTTCCGCGCGGCCAACAGGCGGCCGTGGCCGGCGATGATCCCGGCGTTGGTGTCCACCAGGACCGGATTGTTGAACCCGAACTCCACGATGCTCGCCGCAATCTGGGCGATCTGATCGTCGGAATGCGTCCGTGCATTCCTGGCGTATGGCACGAGCCGCTCGACTGGCCACAGTTCGATTTGCCGCGCCATCGCGGGCGGGACACGCGCGTCAGCCACCAATGCTATCCACCATCTGAATTCGGCAGCCAATCCACCGCATCACTGGCACCGCCATCGAGTTGCCAACCGCCCGGTACCGGGGACCGTCGGCGGCTGGCTTCCCGCGATATGGGATCAACGTGTAATCGTCCGGCATCCCCTGCAGCCGCTCGCACTCACGCGGGGTTAATCGCCTGACCGCCAGGGGCCCGCCGACCGCGAGCAGGGGTGCGCCGTCGCCCCGGCCTGTCCCGCCGGACTGCGCCTTGAGCGGTGGCACAACTCCCGATGGAGCACCGCGCCCGTTTCGCGCAATGCGACTCTCGAAACACACCGCGACTTGGCCGCCCGCGTTGGCATGGCTGCGGTCGTGGGGCATCGCGCGGAGCGTCGGTGCGAGTGGACCGGCGTCGGCTCCGTGGTCCTTCGCGGAGAACGCCGTCGGGGCCAGCGGGCCGACGATGGCGGTGCTTTCGTAAACCGCACGCCCCTGCGTCCCAAGCGTTTCCGCCGATTCCGATTCGTTCCAATAGCCACAACCGGACGCCACGAACGTTTCACTCTCGCCATCCAGCCGCCCACAGCCTCCCTTTGCATTCAGGCTCATGGACACGAACGCTCCCGACCGGTCAAGGTCGTTGCACCAGCCACGCTCGCCAGTGCCGCCGCCAAGAGCTCCGGCAACGTCTTCCCGCGTTTTGCGGCGCGCCGGAGTATCCCGGCACAGGCCTTCGCGCTCAAGAAGTACCGCCGCGGCACAGCGCCAGTCTCCAAGATGTCCGACAACGAAGACGCGACGGCGTCGCTGGGGCACTCCGAGGAACTGAGCGTCCAGCACTCGCCAGGCGCAACCATACCCGAGTTCCGCCAGCGCCCCGATGATGGAGCCGAAGTCCCGCCCGCCGTTCGAGGACAGAACACCGGGGACGTTTTCCCAGACGATCCAGCGAGGCCGCAGTCGGCCAGCAAGCCGGCAAAACTCGATGGCCAAGTTGCCACGCGCATCCTCCAGGCCGCCGCGTCTGCCGGCGAGGGAGAAGGACTGGCAGGGAGTTCCTCCGGCCAGAACGTCGATTGGACGGCGGCTTTCTTCGATGGTCGTGAAATCGCCAAGGTTGGGAACACCCGGGTGTCGATGAGCAAGCAGCGCGGAGCAAAACGGATCGATCTCGGCAAACCATGCCGGCCGGAATCCCAGTGGCTCCCATGCCACGGTCACAGCCTCAATGCCCGAACAAACGCTGCCGTAAGTCAAAGAAATCCAATCTGGCGGCTGGCCGAGCGGCTCCAGGGAGGGGTGACAACCTGAAGTGACAACCTGCTTAAACCCATGTAACTAGGCAAACTGCGCAACATTTCAAGCCGCGGCCGCCGATGCAGGGTCAGGTCCCTGAATTGCTGCGGGCCACCTCGACATGCCGTTTGCGAACACGCGCCGCGATCTTCAGCGCCGTCTGCTGCGCCACCGTCGCCCCTACGCTGCGGCACCGCTCGGCTTCATCCTCGGCGATCTCCAGGCAGACGGTCTTTGCCGCGCCAATCGCCTGGTCGCGCGTCTCAGTGAGTGCCACCCGCAGGATCTCGGTCAGGCTCTCGGCGTGGTCCTTGACGGGTAGGTCGAGCGTCCTGCAAACGCGCTCCGCCAGGATCTCGGGTGTGATCATGCTTGGCATGCCTTTGGCTCCTTCACTGGACGGCTGGTCGGCGGTGTTGGCCGCCGGTGTCCACCGAAACACATTGATGCCAACTCCCGAAGTTCGCGGCGGAACGGCCAACCGCTGCCGGTTGGCCTGAGCCCGCGCTCGATTGCAACATGCCTGCCGCCCTTGCCGTTCTTATGTACCCTCATGGGTTCACCCATTTCGGCGGCGGCTACTTTGGCGGCGCGGCGACTTCAAAACTTTTGAAGTCATCGGCATCAGATCCCTTGCGTCGCCAGGAACGTGTGCCTGCTGGCACCCTTCCGTCTGCCAATTCCCATGAGTACTGCGGGCCGGATCATGGGCAGGTTCGCC